TCTTAGAAGAATTACCATGTATCAAGAATATAGATGTGCTACAAGTGGGTAAGATATACGATTATGGAGCCTTCAAGGTATCACCCGTAAAACTATATCACGACGTGCCAAATTTCGGTTGGCGGATCTTCCTACCCAACGGACAAAAGATATTCCACGCTACTGATACAGTACATTTAGAAGGTATCACGGCTAAAGGTTACGACCTCTACGCCATTGAGCATAACTATTGCGAGGAGTATATACAGCAGGCAATTGAAGAAGCAAGAGCCAACGGAGAATATACCCACGCATACGGCAATATCAATACACACCTGAGCATACAACAAGCGAGGGCGTTTATTGAAGCAAACAGAAAGGAAAGCAGTGAAGTATTAGAACTGCATAAAAGTAGAAGTTTTTATAAGTAAAATACAATGGAAATACAAGGAAGAATAAAGCAAATATTCCCCTCTCAGATGATAGGACAAAACGGCTTTGAGAAAAGGGATTTGGTGATAGTAACAGAGGAGCAATACCCGCAAACGATCATCATTCAATTTACACAGCAGCGTTGCGACTTATTAGACAGCTTGCAGGTTGGGCAAAATGTAAAGGTATATATCAATATCCGCGGGAGAGAATGGACAAATCCACAAGGAGAGACCAAGTACTTTAACACGATTGAGGGTTGGAAAATTGAGGTGATACAGACTACCAATGTAGCTTATCAGCAGCCCGTACAGCAAGCACCACAGCAGCCAGTAGCACAAGCAGCACCTGCACCTACTCCACAAAGAGCACCACAGCAGGTACAACAACCGCAGCTGTTTGATAACAACGGAAGAGAGCCAAACCCTGCGATATATAACAATGAGGAAGTACCTTTTTAGTAACTAAAAATAAAGAAATGAAAACAGTATTTAAAGAAGGAATGGAGGTTTGGGATAAAACAATCTCACCGAACAAAGGTAAAGTTATAGAAGCCTTTGCAGACACTAAATTTGACTTTCCTATTAAAGTTGAATTTGAAGATGGTCTAAAAGTTCAATATACTAACGATGGATGCTTTGTCAAAAGTAAAGGTGCAATCAATACATTGTCTACTTCGAATTATTCAATTGATTTTAAAGGCTTTGAACAAAAAGCACCTGCTCCAACTTTTGAGGAAGCTTGGAATAATTCACATAATAGTAAAGAAATATTCTATTCATCTAATTGTGATAAAGTTTGCTCAGGTTACCCAACACAGGAATTAGCAGATGCTTCGGAAGCATTAAGGAGACTACTCTTTCTTAGAGACTATTACAATGAGGGTTGGCAGCCTGATTGGAAAAATCCTGATGTAATAAAACACACTATAGAAGTATTCTCAAATGAATTAAGAAAAAGTGGTAATTATACTTTACAACAATTACTAGTTTTTAAAACAAAAGAAATTAGAAATAAATTCCTCGAAGAACAAAGAGAACTTTTAGAAATAGCAAAACCTTTATTATGACAAAAGCAATGATCATTCTTATGTTAGCTCTTAACATACTTAGCTTGATAATTCTAAGGGACTATACCAAAGCCACTCATGCTATGGTAACGGCTATATTCCTCTATCTATTACTAAAAGACAATGAAGATGATGATGACGATCCTCCATTAAATACGGCATAACGCCATTAATATTAGGTAATTAACACAACAAAAAGCAAGTATCAATCGGGATAGTAGCAGGTTCGAGTCCTGCCTTGCTTTCAAAATTAAAGACAAAATGGAAAAATTAGATTTAAAAGAAGTAAAAAACAAGTTTGAGTTATATAAATCAGCTTTTAATAAATATCCTCACGTAAAAGAACTTGCCAAAGAGTTAAGTGTAAAAACTACAACACTTATGGAATTTATTCAGGTTAATAACTTGCATTTTAGATTATACAATGGTAGTATCGGTAGTTTTATTAACGCAGTGTATTTGGAACTAAAAGATAGACCTGGAAGTGATGAGTTTGTTGAATATAACAAAGAAAAGTATAAAAATACTTTATTTCTTGATACTTATGAATATCCTTATACTAATGTTATAGAATTTCATCGCATTATAGAAGATAAAAAAGACAATGAAAGAAGTAATGAATGGAGAAACACATCAGAAAAAATTAAAGCCGTAAAAGAATTTATATCTGAAACAAAAGTTTCAATTGGTATGTACACGTATAGATATGATGACTATATACCAAAAGAAAATATAGAACTACTTATAACACAAGGTTGGAAATTTATTAATTATCATAAAAACTCAGAAGAATAATAAACTATGATTTTCAACGCAAGCAATGAGTTTTATATACAGCGGGCAAAGGAGCGGTTAGGTTACCTTATTGACAAGAAAAAGACCTTTGAAATCACTGAAAAGAAGCCTAAGCGTACCTACTCACAGAACAATTACATTCATCTCCTTTTTTCGTGGTTTGCATTGGAATACGGAGAGACCCCCGAATATGTGAAGCAAGAGATATTTAAGAAGTTAGTTAATCCGCAAATATTCCTAACTGAATATGTGAATTACAAAACAGGAGAGGTAAGGGCTGCGTGGAGAAGCACGGCAGATTTAAATACAAAGGAAATGACAACCGCTATTGATAATTTCAGAGACTATGCCAGTAAGGAAGCGGGTATATACCTGCCAACCCCTGATGATTTAAATTCTCTCAATGAGATAGAAAGACAAGTGAATAATTTACAAGGGAGGTATTATTAAGCAATTTTCACCCCTTATTAAGCAAGGCAAAAAATCATTCCTAACTGTCTAATAACCAACGTAAAAAAGTAAATAAACAAGATTTATAAAGATTTAAGCAATGAAAGAAACCGTTAATCGTTTTGAGGAGGAAATTATCACTACCTCCAATCTATCTGAGATGAAGGATAAGTACTTAGCCGATACACTCTACCGAAAATGGCCTGAGAACTTCATAGATGAAAGCAATGGTGAGGTGGTTAATATAGAACGTAAAGAGATAATCTTTGAACGTGGTACATTCTTAGACCATCACAACTTAGAGGATATTAATTTTTTCCTACAGAGTGGGGATATTTCCCAAGTGAAAGTAAGCAATGTAAAAAGACAAGCTACTTTAGTGAATGGTAACGCCGCTGTATGGGTAGCTGTGGTTAAGCTCCAAGGAAAGAAACAGACCTTTTACCTATATGCCAACAGTGTAGATACAGCCATGCAGATACTCACGGACTACATAGAACAACATTACCAAGGATATTTTGAAGTGTTATCCCTCAAGGAACAAGAATATTTGTACATAGTAACCTTAACCAAGGATAATGGAGAAGATGAAAAGGTCAATTGTTATATTGCTGAGATGGAGATGAAATATGAGCGCTACACAACTCGTAATAAATTCTTAGTAAATGCTATCAATGCTGAGGAAACCAAACCTCTATGTATTGCGTTCTTTGATAAGTATATGCAGGATAAGGACAGTCCTGAACCTTATACAATGACACTGTTATCGGCAAAGATAATGAAAGTAGAAGCTGTGATTGACCATCTATTTTGCCATGTCTATATAGACAGAAGCAAAGGCAAAGGAGAACAAACAGCCGATAACGACTAACTAACATTGGAAAGTTATGTATCTCATGTCTAAGACATGGTGACCCCCGATAGGCAAGCACTCACGTTCGAGCCGTGAGCGGGGGCAAAATTATAAAATGAATGAGTTATGGTTTACGGATATATTAGAGTTAGCAGCGACAAGCAAACGGTAGAAAATCAGCGCTTTGAGATTAGTAATTTTTGTAAGCATCAAAATCTTTCAATTGACGACTGGATAGAGGAAACTATCAGTGGTACAAAGAACTACTCCAAGCGGCAACTTGGGCGACTGTTGCGTAAAGTACAAAAGGATGATATAATCATTTGTAGCGAATTGTCTCGTCTGGGTAGAAATCTCTTCATGATTATGGAGATACTAAATATCTGCATGACAAAAGAGTGTCGTGTTTGGACAATCAAGGACAACTACCGCTTGGGCGATGATATACAGAGCAAAGTCCTTGCCTTTGCTTTTGGGCTGTCCGCTGAGATAGAGCGTAACCTTATCAGCCAGCGAACCAAAGAAGCTTTGGCAAGGAAGAAGGCAGAAGGTGCAAAACTTGGACATCCTCAGGGTTTCCGCTGTAGGCTTAATCCCCAATGTGCGATGAAGCACGAATGGATAATAAAGGAACTCTCTAAGGGTACG